TTTTCGCTGCTATGCACGGATCTCTTGTTACTTCCTCAATTATTAAGGAAACAACAGAAGATGTATCACAGAACTATGGCTATAAATTTGGTCAGGAAGAGGAGACTTATAACATCGTTGCAGCTCATGGCTACTTCGGCAGACTAATATTTCAATATGCGTCTTTCAATAACTCTCGTGCTCTTCATTTCTTTCTTGGTGCTTTCCCGGTTATTGGCATATGGCTAACATCCATGGGTATCTGCACTATGGCATTTAACTTGAATGGTTTTAACTTTAACCAGTCAGTTGTTGATGCTAGTGGAAATGTAATTCCTACATGGGCTGATGTTTTAAACAGACAGTCTTTAGGTATGGAAGTAATGCATGAAAGAAATGCTCACAACTTCCCATTAGACTTAGCTTCAACTGAGTCTACAACAGTTGCTTTGACTGCTCCTGCAATAGGTTAATGTCACAGCAATCTGAAGGGGGAGCTTTCGGTAAAGCAAACGTCACCCGTTATGGCTTTTGTAATGAAGAAGAAAAAGAGAAGAAAGAAACTGATAAAGAACTTTCTAACTCTGATAACTCTGATAACTAATATCTTTATCATCTCTGGTGTCACCCGACACTGGATGCCACGTCCGTTCATCCCAACTGGGACGCATGAATCCTAAGCATGGAACGGGGCTTAGGTATATGGAGATAGCTATGAAAGTTACTTACGTATATCGTGGCGTTGCTTACACAAGAATAATCGGTTAAGCGGTCTGGGAGGTGCAAGTCCTCCCTATTCAATTTGGGAAAAGCCCTCTGAGGAGGATACCTTTTACCCGTCGACGGTGGGAAAAGACCACAAAACCTGTCAGTCTCAGGTTAGACTAATTAAGACTGCAACAATTCTAACGTTAGGAACGATCAATAATACCCTTAAATTTAACCATAAACAATGGCACAACAAAATTCAGGTAGCTCTCAGTTAGCTCAGTTAACCCGTCCGGGTGCGCTGAATGGCGGAACTGATCCTAGAGCACTCTACCTTAAATTGTTCAGTGGAGAAATGTTTAAAGGCTTCCAGCACAATGCAATCGCAAGAGATCTCGTTATGAAGAGAACTCTTAAGAATGGAAAATCTTTACAGTTCATCTACACTGGACACACAAAAGCCGAGTTCCATACACCCGGCAACAGCATCATGGGTAACTCCGACGGAGCACCTCCAGTTGCTGAGAAGACTATCACATGTGATGATCTTCTAATCTCAAGTGCATTCGTTTACGAACTAGACGAAACACTTGCACACTACGAATTAAGAGGAGAGATCTCCAAGAAGATTGGATACGCTCTTGCTCAGAAGTACGACAGACTAATCTTTAGATCTATCGCTCGTGGTGCTAGAGCTGCTTCACCAGTCTCAAAGACTAACTTTGTAGAACCCGGTGGAACACAGATCAGAGTTGGTACAGGTAACGCAACTAATGCTTACGATGCTGCACTACTCGTATCAGCTTTCTATGATGCTGCTGCTGCTCTTGACGAAAAAGGAGTTAGCTCTGACGGCAGAGTAGCCGTGCTAAACCCTCGTCAATACTACAGTCTTATAAACACTGTAAGTTCTGGTGTAATCACATCTGGTCTAATCAACCGTGACGCACAAGGAACAGCTTTACAGTCTGGACAGGGCGTAGTAGAGATTGCTGGTATCAAGATTTACAAGTCAATGAACATACCTTTCTTCAGTACTTATGGTACTAAGTATGGTTCTGCATCTGCGACTAATCCCGGAATCACATCTCCTACAAACGTAGGTTCATTCGTTGGTGAAGCTGTCGAAGACGCTGCTGCTGACGTAACTGGAATCAACAACGAGTACGGTGAAGAAACAGAATTCGCTAACTCATGTGGTTTGATTTTCCAGAAGGAAGGAGCTGGTGTGGTTGAGGCTATAGGTCCTCAAGTTCAGGTAACATCTGGAGACGTTTCAGTTGTCTACCAAGGAGACGTAATTTTAGGGCGTCTCGCAATGGGAGCAGATTACTTAAATCCTGCCGCATGTGTCGAGCTTATTGCCGGTGCTGCTGTTGGATCTTCAGGTAACGCTGCATTCTAATTTATTCTTTATACGGGAGCTTCGGCTCCCTTTTTTTTTATGACTACTCAAATAGCAACCGATACCGAACTATCCGCAGTTAACTCTATATTGGGTAGCATAGGTCAATCACCTGTTACCACACTAGGTACAGTAACGACAGATGTTACTAACTCAGGACAAGAAATAGCAAACACATTTGCCAACCCACAGATTGCATTAATACATGGACTTCTAATGGAAGTTACTAAAGATGTACAAAACGAAGGTTGGCATTTTAACAAAGAAGATCACGTATTAATATCTCCTGACTCTAATGGTCACTACATAATTCCTAATAACTATCTTAGATATGACGTACATGAAGGATTGTATGATAGAAGCAAAGATGTAGTTAGAAAGGATGGCAAGTTATATGACAATGTTAATCATACATTTGTATTTACTGGAGATTTATATTTTGACATAACATACTTACTAGCTTTTAATGATGTACCTCCAGCTATACAAAGATATATAATTGCTAGAGCATCCGTAAGAGCTGCAACTCAATTAGTTTCTAATAGCGACTTAGTTAAGTTACTTCAATTAGAAGAAGCGCAAACTAAAGCAACTGCATTAGAGTACGATTGTGAACAGGGAGACCATACTTTCTTTGGCTTCCCACATGAAAGTAATTATAGATCTTATCAACCTTACAAAGCACTTATTAGATAATGGCAACTATTACACAAACTATACCAAATTTAACTGGGGGTATATCACAACAACCTGACGAGAATAAAATTCCCGGACAGGTTAAAGACATGGTAAATGCTTTACCTGATGTAACCCAAGGACTAACAAAAAGACCGGCTGGAAAGTTTGTGGCATCTTTATCTGATGGTTCAAATAATTCCACAACTAACGGTAAGTGGTTTCACTACTATCGTGATGAGAATGAACAGTACATAGGACAGATAGCACGTGATGGTGTTGTAAGAATGTGGGATTGTTTGACTGGAGGTGAGAAAACTGTAGTTAATGCGATAGGAAATAACACATATTTAACTCATACAGGTGATGAAGATATACAGACCTTAACTCTTAATGACTTTACTTATCTTAATAACAGATCCGTCGTTACTGAGATGGATACTACTACAGAACCTGACACAAATTTTAAAAAAGAAGTTTTTATTGAATTAAAAACTATATCTTATGCAAAACAATATGCGTTAAATGTTTTTGACAACACTAACACCTCAACAGTTACAACAGCTACACGTATAAACGTGACTCTTGTAAACTCAAGTAACAACTATTGTGATTCTGCTTTTAAAATGAGAACACATGCAACTAGAGGTGACGGAAATAATGCTAGATGTGGTACACAAGCTGGTGATGGTAGAGATGCGTTTGCACCTAATGTAGGTACACGTATCTTTAGTGTTAGCACTGGTACTACTCTTACTGACGAGGGAGCTACTGGTGGAACTTTGGCTAGTGGTAGTCAGTCAGACACTAATTATAGTTACACAGTTAACATATTTAATGCAGCCAACCAAGGCAGTCAAACTGGTAGGAAAAATTTATACTTCCGTATAGCTACAACGGGTCAGTCAGTACCTTACACAGAAGGATCTGGAAGTAGTCAGACAACTACATATCAAGCTAGATACACAACCCAATATGATTTACTTCATGGTGGAGAAGGCTGGTTAACAGGTGATTACTTTTATGTATTTATGAAAGATGCTTATTACAAAGTAACAATAGAAGCATCTAGTGAATCTATTGTACAAGCAAACCTTGGTTTAGTAAGACCACAACCAACACCATTTGACACAGAAACTACTATTACTGCTGAAAGTATTCTTGGAGATATTAGAACAGAGTTAATAGCTGGTGGAAATTTTTCTAATTCAGATATAACAACTATTGGTACAGGACTGCATATAAAACGTAGCTCTATATTCAACGCTTCTACGCCCGTAGGACAGCTCTTAAACGTCGTAGCTAGTAAAGTTAATGATGTAGGTGATTTGCCCTCTCAGTGCAAGCACGGGATGGTTGTAGAGGTTGTTAACAGTGTTGCTGAAGAAGATAACCATTACGTTAAATTTTTTGGTAATAATGATAAAGATGGTGAGGGTACATGGGAAGAGTGTGCTAAGCCGGGTAGAAAAATAAGACTAAAATATTCTAAAATGCCAGTGCTTCTTATAAGAACTGCTGATAGTAATTTTAGATTAACTGAACTTAATGGATCTACATACACTATTTCTGGTACGACTTATTCAGTTCCTCAATGGGATGATGCTATAGTTGGTGATGACATTACTAACCCAGAGCCTTCATTTATAGGTAACACTATAAGTAAATTATTATTTTTTAGAAATAGATTTGCAATACTTGCTGATGAGTTTATAGTTATGTCTCGTCCCGGAGACTTTACTAATTTCTTTGCTAAGTCAGCTATACAACTTATAGCTAGTGATCCAATAGACATAGCAGCAAGTTCAGAATATCCAGCAATTTTATTTGATGGGATACAAGTAAACACAGGTTTATTATTATTTTCTAAAAACCAACAATTCATGCTCACTACAGATAGTGACGTGTTCAGTCCAATGACAGCTAAAATCAATGCTCTTTCTACTTACAACTTTAACTTTGCAACTAACCCTATCTCTCTTGGTACTACAGTAGGCTTTTTAGATAATGCCGGTAAGTTCTCAAGATTCTTTGAAATGGCACAGGTACAAAGAGAAGGTGAACCTCAAGTAATTGAACAAAGTGCAGTAGTTCCTAAATTATTTGAACAAGATTTAAAACTTATATCTAACTCTAGAGAAAATGACATTGTTCTTTTTAGTGAAGAGGGTACATCTACTCTATATGGATATAGATACTTCGATCAAATACAAGACAGAAAATTAGCAGCTTGGTTTAAGTGGACATTGACAGGAACTATTCAATACCACTGCATGCAAGATGATAGTTTATTTGTAGTTGTACGAAACAACAACAAAGATCAATTACTTAAATATAGTATTAAAATGGATTCTAATACTTTTGCTATTGCAGAAAATAGAGTTCACTTAGATCATTTGATGTCAGTAACAACAGCATCTAACACTTACAATGCTACAACTAAGAAAACAACATTTCCTAAACCAACTGGTATAGAAAGTACAAATCAACTAGCAGCTTATGATGTTGACTCTGGTACTGAATTAGGTAGATATGGATTAATAACTATTAATGGTAGTAACTTAGAAATAGATGGTAACTGGTCTAGTCAAACATTTTTGATTGGTCATCAGTTTACTATGGAAGTTAAACTACCAACTCTGTATTACTTAACTCAATCTGGTGCAAACTGGAGAGCTGATACTAGAGCTAATACAATACTGCATAGAGTAAAGTTTGGTTTTGGTCCAGTAGGTATATATGAAACTACATTAAGTAGAACTGGAAGAACTGACTACACAGAAGTATTTGAAGTAACTGGTGCTGACCAATACAAAGCTAATGCACAAGCTATGGTTGATGATAATATCATAAGAACAGTTCCTATCTATGACAGAAATATAGATGCAGCATTAACACTTAAATCTACACACCCAGCTCCAGCCACAATTCACAACATGACATGGGAAGGAGTTTACACAAACAATAATTACACTCGTGTCTAAATACATTCACCCAGCAACATTAGAGGCTACACTTCGTGTGGCTTCTAATTTATTACCCGATGACTATAGAGAAGTCACAGAAGGTCATGGACATGACCCTCTAAACGCATTAATCGTAGGATTTCATAACTGCGATTCAGTTTACTTTGAGGTACCTAACGGAGAGTTGGCAGGCATGGCAGGCGTCCATAGTAATGGACAGATCTGGATGTTATGTACACCAGCTATCTACGACTATCCCCATACCTTTGCTAGAGAAGCTAAAAGGTATATTCGATCCAGAAAAGAAAAGTTACTGTGGAACTTTGTTGACGAAAGAAACAAAGTCCATATCAAGTTACTTAGGTTTTTAGGTTTTAAATTTTTAAGGAAATTTCCCTACGGACCAAACAATTTATCCTTTATAGAATTTTGCCATGTGCGATCCAGCAGTAGGTAGTTTTGCCTCTGGTGCTCTTGGTGCTATTGGAGAAGCTCAAGCAGCCAGTACAAGAAACAAAGCAGCTCAACGACAGTATGAGCACAAATTAAAAATAAGAGAAAGAAAGTGGATGATGGACACATCTTTGTTTAAGACAAAGGTTGTTCAATTCGACAAAAGTATTAGTGAAGCTAATCTTGCAGCTCAACGAGCCTATACGCAATCACAGATTAACTTAAATAATGTAAGAACTAAAGCTTTAATGGACCATCAAGACGACTTTAAGAGTATGCTTGAAGCTGAAGGTATGTTAGAAGCATCAGCAGCAGAGAGAGGTGTTAGAGGAAAGTCTGTATTTAGAGCATTAAATATGAACCTTGCTAAAATGGGCATGGCTAACTCTGCACGTAGTAGAGCTTTGACGCAATCTCAATATGCTTATGATTTAGGAAATCAACAGATAAGAAACAAATTAATAGGAGACAAGAATAGTGCGTGGAATAAAGTATCTATTCAGCTAGTACCTGATATGGCACCACCACAACCAGTCAAAGAAAACGTAGGTTTTGGTCTAGTTACAGGGATAGCCGGAGCAGCATTTGGTGCAGGATTCGGTCAAGATTCTAGTAAAATCAGTAATGATGGTAATTAAGTTATGACACAAAGCGGATATTCATTTACACCGGGACAATACGACCCGGTAACACAAACGGACATAGTTCCAGAACAGGAAAAAAGTAATCAACGGATTTTAGAATCTGAAGAAAGATACTTTAATGAGATGAGAGATAGAGATGATGCTTTAGTTAAAAAGACTCAATCTCAATGGGAATCTCTTGGACAACTATCATCAAAAGTTAATGATTTTATTAAACAAAAATCAGAAAAAGATAAGAAAGAAGCATTAGCTAGGGGTTCATACCTAGCTCTAATTAACCCAGCTAGTAAAGAACAGATACAGGCATTAGTTAATCAAGAAAAAGGACTGATGGACTCACATCTAAAAGTGAGTAAAATAGCAGACCAAATACTTGAAGATACTGGTGACTTTGAACTTTCAGAACAATTCAGAAATTTATCTGGATGGGAACAGTATGCTTATGTTAAAGCTAGTCTTACAAAGGCAGCTAGAGGTTATACTGATTTTAAGAATGAAGCAAGAAACACTACATTTATAGAAGATAAAAATACTGGAGAAAAAATTGGTTACAATAATAATCCAGATGCTTCTCAATTAAGAGCATTAGATGCTAAAGTAAGATTTTCATTTTCTGAACAATTTATTGGTGTTAACGAAAATATGTTAGCAGCTACTGTTGGTCCTGAAATAATGAAGATTGACGAAGCTGAGTATGAAGAAGCTAGAAAAGAAAGGAATGCAAGAGCTAAAGATTTTAAACTTCAACAACAAGAAAATGCTATCTTAGATAACATTGGAGATAACCCAGAACTTTCAAGAGAGTATGCTGATAATTGGGTTAAAATGAATACAGGTTTGTATGGTGGTGTATCAAACGCAAGATTGGCTTTTCGTAAGAAAGTAATTGATGCAATTTCAGATGGAAACCTTAGTTCAGTTAATGCTGAAGCTATGGTTAAAGCACTAGCATTTCATAGTGGCGATCAAAAAGATGTCAATTTAGAACACTACAAAGAGTTCAAAGGTTTTGAACAAGAGATTAGAGAAGCTAATGCTAAGTACAGATCGAAAAAATTAGACACTGATAAATTTACAGTAGAAGCTAACGCTGAAAAACTTCGTGAAGAAATTGAAAAAAGCGGTAATGTATTAACTATTGACCAAAAAAAAGCTTATTTAAAACAACGTGAAATAGATTTTCCAGACATACCTTTTACTGATGATGAGCAGTTCATTCTTTATGGTTATAGAGATGATGATACTATGAGAGATATTCTTAATCAGAAAGCTGTAACATTTGGAGGTATTACTGAATTAGATTTAAAACAAGCAAGTCCTACAATTAGAACAGAATTTGCAAATAGATTAATACCTGACGGTAATCAACAACTTATTTCTATTAACTCGTTAGGCACTGAAGATAAGAAATTTGTAACAGATATGGTTGCAAACAGTGCTAAAAGTACTGGATCTTTAGAAGCTAAAAATATTCAATACTATGCACTCTTAGCTGCAACTGAAGAAACTTACACTAGAGAGTACAATAATACTATTGCGGCAGGATACAGTCCTGCTGAAGCCACAGAAGCAGCTCGCAAAGCTATTCTTCTCGAGCATGAAAATAGCGATTGGGTAACTGCTAATTCAGAGTACCAAACTTTTTCCAGAAATGATGAGTACGAAAAAAAATTAGTTGCTGCAAAATTACAGTTAAGACCTGAAGATGCAGGCTATGCAACTACACTTGTTGAAGCACCTATTGCACAGAAAGAAGAACTTACAACTTGGGCTAAGAATGGTGGTAAAGGACCAGTTCCTTACTACTACCAAAAACTAGCCTCTGACGCTAACATTCTTCCTAGAGAGTTGGCTTGGAGACAAGCTGAAATATTAGGTTATCCCGGACAATGGGATCAAAATGAAGAGATTAAGAAATTTGAAGTACCATTATCTATGGTTCATATGTTTCTTAACAAACCTACAAAAAATAAAAAAGCAAGACTAGAAATAGAAGCTCCCGGATATGTAAATGGTGAATATAAACCAAGCGAATATTACGGGACAGATGAAGTACACCCCTATGAAAACGACGAAGACATTGATTAATGAGTAACTGCGGTCTCATTTAAATCTTTATCTTTAATTATTACTGCGGTAAAACATGGATGAATTAGAATTTACAATAGAAGCTCCTACACCAACGGAGCCTATATCAAATGAGGAATCTGCTAAACAAGCAGAGGAAGCACAAAAACAATTAGACTATAGAAGACAACAAGAAGCTGAAAGACTTCAGCAGCAAGAAATAAATGAAAACGCTGCACTTCAAAAGAAAAGCGAAATTGAAGACACTAGAAATAAAGAAAACTGGGGTGTAGGTGAATACACTAAAGAACTGTTTTCTGCATTAGGTGGTGGTCTTCAAGACACTGCCTCCTCTCTCATAACCCTTCCTGAAAGGCTTATAGATATGGCTACCGGTGAAATGGGTAGAGAGAATAAAGAAGGTGGATACAAACCTGAATGGGATGATTTCTTTGTTAATGATGAAAACCCTATAGAAACTAAAACATGGTGGGGTGGAGCACTTAGAGGCTTAACACACTATGGAACTTTAGCTGCTGTACCTCTTGGAAAAATTGGAGCGGTAGGTAAATTAGGTAAACTAGGTAAATCAGTAGTGCCTGCTGTTATCAAAGCTCCAGTAGGAAAAGCATTAGCTGCTAAAGGTATTAAAGGAGCATTAGCTAGAGGAGCTGTAAGTGGTGCAAAGGTAGACGCACTATCTAGATATTCACAAGACACTAACGCTCTTGGTGTATTAGAAAGTCATTTTACAGGATTAAATATTCCACTTGCTACTAAAGAACATGACCATCCCATGATGAAGACATTTAAAAATGTTGTAGAAGGTATGGGTTTAGGTATTTTATCTGACACTATTTTATTTTCTTTAGGAGTTGGTTTTAAAAAAACAAAAGGTGCTGTAACAGGAAAGTTTAAGGGTAGCGGTGCTACACCTGAAGCAACTGTTGTTGACAGTATGAAGCAAAGTAGAGAAACACAAAGACTTAAAACAGCTAAAATACAATCTAATGGAAGTAAAGTTGACCAAGCAAGATTAAAACAAATCAATCAAGAACTTGGTGGTAATCCATTTGATGAAGAATTAAAAACAGTAACTGAGCAAAGAGCTGTATTAAAAAAACAGAAGAAAGCTTTAGTTGCTAATCTTGATCCTGACGATGTAAAATCAAAAGAACAGATTTCTCAACTAACTGCTACAATTAAAGAAGCTAATAAACGAGCAAAAGCTGCAAGATTAAAAAGCAATAAGTGGACACCTAAGAATGCTGATGAAGCTTTGATAAAAGAACGTGACGAAATAGTTACAAGAATAGAAGAAGGTAAAAATAAATTTGGTGCTTATAAGAACCCTGACTTAGCTGACAAACATCAAGGTAATGCTAATGCAACTGAAGATTTATATAACGTAAATGAATCTCGTAAGATGCAAAAGAATTTAGGTGGAGCAGAAGATGGATCTATTGGAACTGTTGTAAGTGTCAATGGTAGAAAAAACATTGCTGCGTCTTCTAAGATGACTTGGGACGAAATTACAAAGATAGAAAAAGCTTTTAAATCAAATGAGTTAATTAGACAAGATATATCTAAAGCTAGATCAAGAGGTTTAACTACAGACCAGTATTATGCTGAAAACATTTCTCTTTACAAAGAAATGGTTGAAGGTCGTAATACTTCTAACATGACAGTAGAAGAGTTTCTAGCTCCTGCTAAAGCAAGAGGTCTTGACCAAAGAGTAGTTGATGGAGAAATAGTTTATGCAAACGTATTACCATCCACTGCCAACGCTTTAGACTTAGTAGCTGGAGACTTATTAAGAAAGTTAAGAGATACCGGGATAATGAGTAGAGAGATCGAAGACATTTTTAATTTAAAAGATGTTGATGGTCCTATACAAACTATGGTAGAACAGCTTATTGGTGTTATACGTACAACCAAAATGGCTAGATATGCTGCTGGTAGAGGTCTTAAAGACTTTGATAACATTGCAATCAGAAAAGAAATGTTTGCTGATGTTGATAAGCAAGTCAAAGAACATGTTAAGTCTTTACAACTAGCTGTTCAGTTAGCTGGTAAAACAGGTGACGATAGTCTTCTTAATGGTATCAGAGAAATGATTTCTCAAGCCAACCACCCATCTGATGTAGAATCATTAATGACATTTCTACGTACTAAGATGCGTGGTGGAGAACTAAACGGAACTAAGAAAACAGGTGAGTTAGTTAGACAGTTAGGAATGGTAATGACTAATAGTGTTTTATCTGGACCTAAAACTCCAGTGCGAGCTATTATGGGTACATCCAGTGCAGTCTTTTTAAGACCTATGGCACAGATGGCTGGTGCTGCAATAGGCGGAAATGGTAAAGTTTATAGAGAAGCACTAGCTGATGTAAACGGTATGATACAATCTATACCAGAATCCTTTCAATTATTTAAAAGTAAGCTTAATAGTTACTGGTCAGGAGACATAGCAGACATAAAAACACGTTTTGCTGAAGTTACTACTGGCGATAGTAACTGGGAAGCTATGAAATTTATGATTGAAAAAGAAGGTACAGCAGCAGATAAAGGTGTTTTCTACATGGCTAACATGGCTAGAGCTGCTAATGATAATAAGTTTCTTACTTATTCCACTAAAATTATGGCAGCTACTGACGATGCCTTTGGTTATATTTTAGGTAGAGGTAGATTAAGAGCTAAAGCATATAGAAAAGTTTTAGCAGAAGCTGGTGGAGAGTTTGGTGAAGTAACACCTGATATGGTAGCTAAAGCTGAAGGTTCATTTGTTGATGAAATATTTGATGCAGAAGGTGGATTAAGAGATGAATATATTAAAGGAGCAAAAAGAGAAGCTACTTTAACTCAAGACTTAAATGGTTTTGCAAAAGGGTTAAACACAGTATTTGAAAGTCAACCTTGGGCTAGACCTTTCTTTTTATTTGCTAGAACAGGTGTAAACGGTTTAAACTTAACAGCTAAACATACTCCCGGATTTAACTTCTTAGTTGACGAATGGAATGATATTGCATTTGCTAAACCCGGAGACTTTTCTAAAGTAAGTAAATACGGTATAGAAACTGCTGAAGATTTAGCCAATGCTAGAGCTATCCAAAATGGTAGATTAGCTATGGGTGCTGGAGTTATATTTATGGCTGGTCAAAAGTTCTTAAGTGGTGAGTTACATGGTAACGGTCCTGCTGACAGACAGAAAAGACAAACATGGCAAGATGCTGGTTGGAGACCTAGAACTATTAAAGTTGGTGATGCTTGGGTTAGCTATGATGCTTTTGAACCATTTAACCAAATACTCGCGATTATGGGAGACATTGGAGACCATCAGGAATTAATGGGTGAAGAGTGGGCTACAGATAACTTCCAAAAATTATCTTTAGTTATTGCTCAAGGTATAACCAGTAAATCTTATATGGCTGGTTTACAACAATTTATTGAATTGTTTTCAGGTAGACCCGGACAAATACAGAGAATGATTGCTCAATTAGGTAACAACACTTTACCTTTAAGTAGTTTAAGAAATGAGTTAGGCAAAGTATTAACTCCATATACAAGAGAGTTAGGATCTGATATTGATGATTCTATTAGAAATAGAAACTTAATAACTGAAAGTCTTGCGTCTAATCCTTTACCAATTAAATATGATATGTTAACTGGTAGACCAATTAAAGACCATGATTTTATAACAAGAATGTTTAATGCTTTTTCTCCTGTTCAATTAAATATGGATTATAGTCCCGGAAGAAAACTTTTATTTGATAGTGGGTATGATTTAAGAACATCTACTTACTATGCTCCTGATGGAACTAATTTAAGTCAAAGTCCTAGACTGAGATCGTTATATCAAAAAGCGATTGGAGATCAACAAATAATTCTTAAATTAGATAAATTAGCTACAAATCCTGGAATTTTAGAATCTATCGAAGAAATGAATTATAACCGTGATAACGGTATGAAACATATTGATCCTAAGAAATATGCACATAATATTAAAATTAAACGTATTTTTGAAAGAGCTAAAGAAATAGCTTGGAACAGAATAAAAAATGATCCAGAGATTCAAAAGTTAATTCAAGAAGAAAGAAAGAAAGAATTACAAGGAATACAAGTAAATAGACAAAGTGTTAAAGCAATAACTAATATAAGGAAATAAACCACCGCCAAACAATTAAATTAAATTAAAATGGCAACATTTACCGACAACGGTGGAGGTGCACCTAATGGTTCCGATCTGGAATTTACGTACACCTTCCCAGTCATACAAACTGAAGATGTAAAGGTTGCTCTAAATGGAGTAACACAAGCGACAACTAAATATGCTGTTGACAATGTCAGCAACCCTACAAAAATAACTTTTAACAATACCAGTGTAGATAGCTCTGTACAAGAGAGTTCTGGAGCACCTAAATCTGGTGTACGTGTTAGAGTTTATAGAGAAACAACCGTTGGTAAATCTACAGGTGACGATGATCCTAAAGCTGTATATGCAGCCGGTTCTTCTATACGTGCTATAGATTTAAATGCCAACACAGAACAAGCATTATATGCAATTCACGAGTTACAAACTCGCCCTATAGAAACTGAAGATATACAAGATTCAGCAGTTACATCATCTAAAATAGAAGATGGAACTATAGTTAATGCTGATATAAATGCTAGTGCAGCAATAGATGGATCAAAACTACAAATTTCTTCTGGCTCAGTAGCTGGTAGTATGTCTTCTGCTAATTTTACAAAGTTAGCTGGAATAGAAACTGGAGCTACAGCAGACCAGACAGCATCAGAAATAAGAACATTAGTTGAATCTGCAACAGATAGTAATGTATTTACTGATGCTGATCATACTAAGCTCGATGGTATAGAAACAGCAGCTACAGCAGATCAGACAGATGCAGAAATAAGAACTGCTGTAGAAAGTGCTACTGACAGTAATGTATTTACTGATGCTGACCATACTAAATTAAATGGCATAGCGACTGGAGCTGACGTTACTTCAACTAACTCTATAAATGCTTTAACTGATGTTAATACTGCTGGAGTAGCTGACGGAAAAATATTAAAGTACGACTCTTCAACTTCTAAATTTATCATTGCCGATGACGGTGGTGGTGGAGGCGGTGGAGGTAGTTCTACATTTACAGGATTATCTGATACACCAGCTAACTTTGGTAGTGCTGCTGGTAAAACACTTAAAGTAAACTCTGCTGGTGATGCAGTTGAGTTTGTTACTGTAAGTGCAGCAACTTCTGATGTTGTAGATGACACTACACCTCAACTTGGTGGTAACTTAGATGTACAAACAAATGAGATTACTACAAGCACAACTAATGGTAACATCAAGTTAACTCCTGATGGTACAGGAACTGTTGAAGTAAAAGGTAATGGAAGTAATGATGCTTCAATAAAACTTAACTGTAGTAACAACAGTCATGGTCAAACAATTAAAGCACCGGCTCATAGCACAGGAGTAAGTAATACATTTACTTTACCCGGAACTGCTACAACTTCTCTTGGATCTGCTGGTGGTTTGCTAAGAAGTAATCAATCTGGAGCATTATCATTTGATACTACAGCTTATCTTCAAGCAAGCCAGCAAATAATAGGGTCAAGTCTTTTATTTACAGCAACAAATCAAAATATAATGTTTGATACTGACAATACGAATACTTATAATATTTCTTTTGTTGGTCCAAACACTTTAACAAAAACAAGTACTTTTACACTTCCAGAAGACGGAACTAACGGGCAATATTTAAAAACAAATGGAAGTGGTGTTCTGTCATTTGCTGACGTTTCATCTACTTACAACATATCAATAAACACACTGTCTAGCTCTAGTGGCTCAGGTGGTGGTAGTGCAACCTTTAATGGTTCTGCTACAAGATTTACATTATCTAATGCCGGAACAAATGCACAAGCTCATATTGTTAGCGTCAATGGAGTCATTCAGAAACCTAATAGTGGAACCAGTCCAAGCGAAGGATTTGCTATTGATGGTAATGACATTATATTTGCCGCTGCCCCTGCTAGTGGTTCTGACTTCTTTATTATCACCCTCGGAAACGCAATAAGCATTGGTACTCCGAGTGATAATACAGTTACATCTGCAAAGATTGTAGATGGATCTATTGTAAACGCTGATATAAATACTTCAGCAGCTATTGCTGGTAGTAAATTAGCAGACGATAGTATAACAGAAACAAAATTAGATATACATGCAGCTCCTTCTGGAACTGACAAAGTACTTGGCTACACAGCTAATGGTATGGAGTGGGTTGTAGCAGAAGCTGGAGCAACAGGTGGAGGAACTGACAAAATCTTCTATGAAAATGGTCAAACCGTAACGACCAATTACACCATTACTAATAATACAAACGCCATGAGTGCTGGTCCAGTGACCATCAATAGTGGTATTGCTGTGACGATTGGTACTGGAGAAAACTGGACAATAGTATAATGCCTATTACATTAAACGGGTCTGGCACAGTATCCGGTATATCCGCTGGTGGTTTACCAGACGGCATTATACAAAGTGCCGATTTAGCAACAGGAGTTGGTGGTAAAATATTACAATTTCAATCAGTTAAATATGATACTTACCTTAGTACAACATCTTCATCTTATATAGATTCTGGACTTACTTGTAATATTACACCTATATCTTCTAATAGTAAAATTGTAATTGTTGGAAGAATACAACTTACTAAATTTAATTATACATGTATAGCAAGATTATTAAGAGATTCTACAGAAATAGGTAGTAACTCTGATAGTGGTACAAATACTGATTTATTTACATTTTACACAAACTCATACGCATCCTTAGGTGTACCTTTTATGATGGATGACACACCTAATACTACAAGTCAAGTCACATATAAGTTACAAATAAAAAGTGATGGTGGAACTGCAACAATTTATGTAAATGGTCATAACAATAATACTGGGTCATATTATTCAGTATCTTATATGTCATTGATGGAGATAGCAGCATGAGCCAATTAAAACTAACCGCAGACGGCGGTGGAGGCACAGTCTCCTTAAAAGGACCATCTACTACAACAGGTAATGCAGCTATTGAACTGACTGTACCCGGAACTGGTAACAGCACATTAGCTACTACAGCAACTGCTGGTAAAGTTCTTCAAGTAAAACAAACAGTTAAAACAGACACAACAAGTACAACAAATAATGATAGCTTTGAAGATATTTCTGGAATGAGTGTCACCATAACACCTTCAGCAACAAGCTCAAAAATTTTACTTATGGTTGATATGCGTCTTAGTTGTAATGTAGAGAGAAATGTAGCTTATAGATTAATGAGAGGCTCAACACAAATTTACATGGGTGATGCTGCTGGCAGTAGAACAAGAGCAACAGGTGCAATTCGTATGACAGATGGTGCAGATGCAGAAATGCAAACTGAAGGAGCAATATATCTTGATAGTCCTAGTACAACATCTGCAACAACTTATAAAGTTCAATGGACAAATACTTATCATTCAGAGGCTAGTTATTTAAACAGACCGTTTGAGGATACAGACAATAACGATAGAGTTAGAGCAGCTTCATCAATAACAGTACAGGAGGTAGCAGCATAATGGCAACATTAAACGCAACAAATTTAAAACACGCTTCCTCTGGTTCTAACAATATTGTTTTAGCTAGTGATGGAAGTACAACTATATCTAACCTGTCAGGTGGTGGTAAAATTCTTCAAGTTGTTCAAAGCACTAAACAAGATGCTTGGAGTTATACAGCAAATACTATTGCACCAGTAGATATAACTGGTACAGATCAAAATGGTAGTGGCTCAGTATTTTGTGTAAAAATTACACCTTCATCTGCAAGTAGTAAAATATTATTTATGTGTAGTTTCATGCTAGGTATGGGAGGAGGAGCTGCATATGTACAAGGTTTTATGAAAAGAGGTACTACTACACTTTTACCCGGAACTCATGGAACTGGAAATAGTGTGAACTGTACTTTTGGTAGGAGTTCAACAGGATCATCATACTATGTAGAAAATGTAGGTTTTACATATCTAGATAGTCCAAGTAGTACTTCAGAGTTGACATATAAAGTACAGTTTGGAAAAGGTGATGGCAGTTATGAAGTTTACGTTAACAGACCAGCTACCTTAGATAACCAACCTTACAACACTCTTGGTAGTTCTACTCTTACAGTTACAGAGGTAGCAGCATAATGGCACTAACAAAAATAACAGGTGGAGATGGTATTAAAGACAGTACCATCAAAGAAGCCGATCTTAATATAGATAATACTCCTACAAATGATTATGTACTAACTGCAAAATCCAGTGCAGCCGGAGGTCTTACATGGGCTGAAGGTAGTGCTGGTGCAGCAGGCGGTGGGTCGGATAAAATTTTTTGGGAGAATGGGACAACAGTAACAACTAGCTATACGATTACCAATAATCATAATGCTGGTACGTTTGGTCCTATCACAGTAAACTCAGGAGCTACAGTCACTGTAGGTTCTGGCGAAACTTGGGTAATAATATAATGCCAGTAACAATAAATGGAACAAGCGGTCTAGTAACCGCAACAACTTTTAGTGGAAGTAGTCTGTCTGGTATAGATACAGGTAAAATTCTTCAAGTTGTTTCAACAACTAAAACAGATACAGCGTCAACTAACTCAACTAGCTTTGTGACAACAGGTCTTGAACAAGCAATTACTATAACTTCTGGAAACAAAGTTTTAATAACGATGGATATGTATGTTGGAGCAATATCTGGATATAGTATAGCTTTTCAACTTTATAATGGTAGTTCACAGGTAACAGCTTTTCAAGGTGATGATAATGGTGGTTCTATTAGAGGTTTTGCTGGAGATTTTATAACTTCTGTTCGTTATGGTCAAGTATCAGCCGCACACCAGTTTTTAGACACACCCTCTGGAACTTCGCAAAACTACAAAGTTTATTTTCGAAATGGTTACAGTACTACTAGTGCAAATGTTTATTTAAATAGACCTGAACAAAACCCTACACATGCTCAATCAGTTGCAACTTGTTCAACTTTAACACTTATGGAGATAGCAGCATGACAGTAAAATTAGTCGGATCTACCTCTGGGTCAGTATCCTTACAGGCTCCAGCATCAACATCTGGTGGTGCACATAGAGTTTTAACTTTGCCAGATGCAGACGCTACACTGTTATCATCAGCTTCTAGTGTTGGTAAAATTCTTCAAGTTATTTCAACAACTAAAACTGATGCTGCAAGTCAAGCCTTAACTGGATCAGGTAACTTTTTTGATATATCAGGAATGTCTGTTTCAATTACACCCTCAAGTTCAAGTAATAAAGTACTTGTTATGACAACAGTTGCCGTTGCTTGTAATGATGCAGATCAAAACAACTTTATTCTATTAAGAAGAGACTCCACTGATATTGCTAAAGGTACAGCAGGTGGCACTACTAATGGTTCTTTTTATCATAGAGCCCGTAATACTTTTGCACCAGAAAATATTAGTGTGCATTTTTTAGATAGTCCATCTTCTACAAGTACACTCACTTACAAAGTCAGGTGGTCAGGAGAAAATGGTGATACTTATTTTATTAACAGAAATACTAGTAATACAAATGAAGGAATGATCTCCTCTATAACAGTTATGGAAGTAGCAGCTTAACAATTAACAAACAAATTTTTTTTAAACAATGGCATTAGATCACGAAGCAATCTACTCTGCATACGCAGGCACAGTAGTTTCAATAGACGACTCCGCAGGAGCGTTTGACAAAGACGGTAAATCAGTTACCTTAGACGCAGTTAAGGTGGCATCAGCGAGAACTTCTCTTGATGCAGCCGCAGCCGCAATCAAATATAAATCTGACAGAGCAGCAGCTTTCGCCTCAGTAGGTGACCAGCTCGACATGCAGTATTGGGACGCAGTAAACGGAACAACTACATGGAAAACTCACGTTGCAAAAGTAAAATCAGATAACCCTAAACCATAGGAGGGTAAAAGATGTCACGAATAATCGTAGACGCAGTTCGTAACTCGTCAGCTAGTTCTGATGGTATTACATTAGCTTCAGACGGTAGTGTTACCATTCCCGGTAATGCTACTTGTTCTGGTACAGCTACAGGATTTGGTATAGGCGGTAAGCTTCTACAAACAATAATGGTAGAAAAAACAGACACTACTTCTCATAACTCTACTACTACTATACAAGATATAACAGGTATGACTGTTAATATTACACCCTCTGCTAGTACGAGTAAAATTTTAGTTACCTCCTGTTTGCAAGTTGTTACTGTACAAGGTCAATACAGTTTTGCTTTGTATCTAATGAGAGATAGTACAAATCTTTCTAGAGGTGACGCTAGTGGTTCTCACAGAACTCGAGCTACTTTTGGTGGGTTAAGTGATGGTGGTAATGAATATGACTTAAGACCTTTTACTATTTCATATTTAGATTCACCTAACACAACAAGTCAAGTTACATATAAATGGAGATGGAATAACCCTTCCCACAACCAAATAATATATCTAAACAGACCTTATGGATTTGCAGATGGTGGTTATAGCGTTATGACAAGTTCTAATATAATTGTACAGGAAATAGCAGCATAGTGGAAATACCCACCATCGTAATACCACCAGTAGAAAATATAGAAACTATATCCATCCCTTTACCAACAGCAGACGTTCCTTCTTATATTCCTATGGTTGTACCTCCCAGCGATTTACAAGCACAAGAAGAACCTGAAGGTACTACCTCTGAAAAAGAGCCGGAATCTCCCGGAATGAGAAAGGTAGACATACCTTTTACAGAAAAACAAATGCCGGTACCTGAGACTGAAATCTTAGTAACGGCTACCACAACTGCGGTTGTGTCAGTAGCAGCAACACTTACAGCTACAGCAGCTTTTAAATATGTTGTAACTGCTATGAAACCAATACTTAAAACTACATGGAAGAAGATAAGTCAGTCAAAGAAAAAAGTTTCTTAGGCAAAGTAAAAGATATAGCCGAAGACAAAGAACATCAAATAGAATTTCTGGGAACAGTAGTTAGATTAGGCGTAGTTGTCTGGTCTGGCTTTATTATTACTATGAATTACGTTGATATTCCTATGGTTAAAAAATCTGGCAACTCGGATATTACTTTCGTCGCCAGCGTATTTACTGGAGCCCTTGCCACATTCGGTTTGACGACTGGAAAAAACGGCAATGGTAAAAAAATAGATTGCCCAATGGCAAAAAAACCAACAACAAAAGTATGACTAAATTACTCATACTCTTAGCATTGTTATCACCCAGCATAGCAAGAGCAAACACAGTTACGCCACAATTTACTACAGGTTCAATGAACTCAACGACTGTTACAACTCAGACTATAACTGAGGTAGAACAGCGTCAGGTGTTCGGAGCTGCTGTAAATACATGGTCAGGAACAAACATAACACCCTCAGCCGATATATCTGGAACTGGTACAACATTTAGTGTTACCAACGCATCTGATCCTTGGGTACTAGAAACAACAACTAGAGCTGCCGGCATCGTTGAACAATGGGATACAACCAGAAACTTTACAATAAACTCCACTACAAACTCCTTGTCTGTCTTCTCACAGTAGGCAGTCCGGTATTTGCTGAAGGAGATACAAATAATAATAGTAACCCTGTGGCAGCAGCCACTGGAAATGTTACAAATCAAGCTGTACAATTTCAAAATAATGGAGCACCTAGCCGACAAGCCTTTGGTAGCAACGTTTCTTGCAATGGCAGCACGATGACATTTAGCCCATTTTACATGGGTAATGATACAGAACCACAAACAGAAGATGGTTATGTAATTTCAGAGAACTGGGGGTTTCAATTAAACTTTTCAGTTCCTTTAAATCGAGACTTGACAAAGCAATGTGAACGCATGGCTGAGTCTAAGATCCAAAAGGATCGTCTTGACTATGAGCTGGTACGTGCTCTAAAATGTGCCGAACTACAACGCAAGGGTTTCACCCTGAGACCCGGATCAC